GTTAATTGATATCAAAACTGTTAGGAGGGAATATGGTAAAAGATAAACGTACATATACAAAGAAGATGGATCATGGTAGTGACATAACATTTGAAAATGAAGTAAAGTATGATAATGTTAATGCACCATCACACTATCTTCATGGTAAAAAAGAAACTATAGATGTCATATGTGATTGTATGACAGGCGATGAGTTTCATGGCTACCTAAAAGGTAACATATTAAAATATGTTTCTAGGTATAAATTTAAAGGAGAACCATTAGAGGATTTACATAAGGCTCAGTGGTATCTTAATAGATTAGTTAAGGAGGTTAGTAATGGGTCAAGTTAAACAAGCAATACTAGAAGTAGATGATTTTGTTTCTGCATGTGTTAGAGATGGTAGAACTCTTAATCAAACAATAAGAGATGCAAGAGAGTCTAAAGCTGCAAAAACTAATCCATATCTTGATGATGAAGATATGGTAGAAAATAAATATTATCAATTTAAAGGAGCAGAGTAATGAGTAGAGATATAATAGATGCTTTGAAAAAAAAGTATGAAGCAGAAGTAGATATAGCAAAAGCTACAATACAAATATACCTAGATAAACCTGTAGGTATAGGTGAACACGCACAGTTTGCTGAAGAGATAGATAAACAACTATCATTAATAACATGTGCAACTGATAAAATAAAAGCAATAGATACACATTATCCTAATGAGGATGATATACCATTTTAATAGGAGGACAGATGGCTGATCAAAAGAAAGAAACACCAAAGACTACCCCAAGAATGTATAATATAGATTCTGAAAAACTAATGGATATCATGAGATATCTTATGACAAGACCTTATGGTGAGGTTGTTAAACTGATGAATTCTCTATCTACACTTACACCTGTAAATTTAGATGGAGGGAAAGATGACGGAAAAAAATAATAACAAACATTACACTGGTATATTGTTTGAATTAAAAATAGGATTAAATGAAAAAAATACTATTGTAATAGATTATGGAGGTAAGCCTGTAGGTAAGATAAGAGAAGCATTAAAGGGTTTACCTTACCATGGTAATCTATGTGCTGCCATAATAAATCATGCTAACTCAGTGGGTAAAAAACTAGAAGATGATATTAAACAGATTATACAAAAAATTTAGAAAGATGTTTTGGCATAACATAATAATGGAATTACTTGAAAGATACGCTTCTAATCTTAGTAGTTATCTTTGGAGAAAAAGATGGGGTGATAGATCTTTGTATCAATCAGACCAAAAAAAAAGACACCTAGAGTAAAACTCTAAGTGTCTTGTTGTTGCCTACTGGGGGAGTCTTTATGGCTCCCCTTTTTTATTTTAGATTATTCATCTGAGATTTCATGGGTTTTTTAGTAGGTAAAATTAATTTACCTGTATCATCTTTTGGATTCATGAAATCTAAAATTTTTGTTATATATACATCTTTTAAAAATTCTGTATAATTTTTTTTCTCAGCATATTTACCTAAAGAATCAAAGTAATTTAGTGTATCATCACCTCTTGCTATAGACTCTCTTACACCTGTATAATTAGATCCAGTTTTCATAAGTTCTAAGAATCCTTTTATACTATCCTCTGTATTATCAAATGCCCTAACCTTAGCTTTTTTATTAGGATCTTGAGATAATATAAAAGATTCATTACCTACAGCTTGTATACCAAAAAAGTTATTGGCTCTCTTAGCTGTATCAGCACCTTTAGCCTCAAATGAATCTGGGCTATATTGAGATTTAACCTCCCTTATCTTTTTTAGGAAATCTCTATGTTTTCCATATTCATCCATAGTTCCATGTAATAATAATAAACTAACAATTCCAAGCACGAAGTGCTTTATTAATTCTTGAATTCGGATCATTAGCAGTTTTAGCAGATGTTAATTTTTTCTTCATACCTTTCATACGAGCACAAAATGAGGCACGTCTTTTATTGCCTACTTTTTTACTGGGAGCCTTTAAGTTTCCCCCAGTTGCACGATTGTAAGATGCACGACCTTTAGCATTTAATCCCCCGCTAGGATTCTTACCTTCCTTACGTTGCCATGCTGGTGTTTTAGCCATTACTTTTTCCTAACTGTCATTGCTGCTCTTCTAAAGTTTGCAGCAGTAGGTGCACCTTTAGCACCTTTCTTTTTCATTTTACCACCACGCTTTCTTTTAGCGTGTATGTTAGCGTATAGTCCTTTTCTCATTATACCTTCTTAGCTAGTTTTTTATTTATTTTTTTTTGAACTGCTTCTGGTAATTTAGAAAAACCTTTATATTTTTTCTTCATACCATTTGCTTTCTTTTTTACTTTCATTTTACCATAATGTCCTGGCATTAGCTGTACCTCCTATATTTAGCTGTTTTTTTTGCAATCCCTTTCGGTTGTTTCACAAACTGTTTTCCCTTCTTTGTTCCTTGGCGTTTTGCTTTTGTCGTTGATAGCTTTCTCTGGTAAATATCTTTCCCCAGTCTCCGAAGACTTCTTCCCAGATTTGGTTCTCCATTTTTGCTTTCCCCATGCTTTTAAACTCCTTTGACTTTTTGCAAGTGCCATTATACTTTTCTCCTTTTTCTTATAGCTTCTTTACCCTTTTTAAATATAGCTGCTACCTGCGATTTACCCATAACCTTTGCTCGTTGTTCACCAACAGTTAGAATTTGAATTTTCCTAGCAAATGGTTTAGAAATCTTTTTAACTTTCGCCACTGTTTTTCTCGCATCTTCTGGCGTTGCGAACTTGATTCCAACAGTGTCACGAGGGTTTTCGTCTGTATAAAGTCTCCTACCATATTTCTTTCCTGGGTGTTTTCCTGTTCCTTTCCTAGGCTCTTTTTTTATTGCCATAAGATTTCATTTCTTTAATATGTTTTTCAATAACTTTGCTTTGTCTTTTATGTAAAGCAGATGCTTTCTTTAAAGCCTTAGCAACTTTTTTTATTTTCTTAACCATGTTTATATTTTTCCTTCCAATAATTTTTTCTTTCAAGTAATCTAATTTTATACTCTAATGTATTTATACCTAGAATTTTTTTAATAAAATTTAACATTACTTGTATCCTCCACCTGCTGCTTTATATTTCTTAGCTAACATCTGTGCCTTTCTAGCTGACCATTGTCCAGGTCTTCCACCTTTAGAACTAGCCATTATAGAATTAAACATTCTTTTTCTCATACCAGGTTTAGTATAGTTACCTGCTTTATTTACTGTGCTTTTCTTCTTTGCCATCGTTTATCTCCTTATATTCATAATCATAGCTTCCTTCCTGTACTTCATCTGTAATCCATTTAGAAGTATCTTCTACGGACCAGATTCTACTATT